CAATTATATGAAGATGAGAAAACCGTTGAAAATGAAAAATTAACCTTTTATGTATTGCATTCCATCACAAAATATTATAATAAGATGAAACCAAGACAAAAAGTGATGGAAACAATTTTAGACAAGATAGAGGAAAATCCCAAGTTAATAAAAACAGTTCATTTAGCAAATTACTTTGTAGAAAAGGAGAAAAAAGTCGTTGCAGATATTTGTATTAAAGCTCAGTATGGAGCCAAAAGAGAATTTTATGTTGTAAATATTGGGGCAAAAGCACTAGCAAGAGTAACAGAATTATTTTTTAAGGAATTATGTGCAAATTCTCCAAATGAAGCCATTAGTGTTCCAGGTGATGTAAAAATATTAGAAATGCAAAGCATGCTTGACAGAATTTATTTTAACCCTATGACTGATAAACACAAACTCATGTATGTCAATGGTGATTGTACAAAATGGTCTGCAGCTGAAACAATGACGTCTTTTTTATCCATGATTTATAGTATGGAGAAAGTTGTTCCTGAAAATTTATATTCCTTATTAGTGGCCACATTTAACGCTTGGAGTGATAAAGAAATTCAGGTACCGATGGATATTTATAACAAGGTAGTTCCAACAAAAACCCATCATACAGATTTTTTAAAAGATGAACATGTTTTAAGAACTGGAAAATTAAGAAGCACCCAAAATTTTTTACAAGGAATGTTCAATTATGCATCTTCTTATAAAGCTGTCTGTTGCATAAATTATACTCATTATATTTGGAAAAAAATATACCCCAAGTCAACCTTAATGATTGAACACATGGAACATTCTGACGATTATGTTCTAATTGTTCTATATGAAAATCAAGAGGAGTTTGAAAAGTTTAGAGTTTTACAAAAAATGATGATGAGGCTTCACGGTTATAATGATAGTGATAGAAAGACAAGTTGCCAACCTTATCTCATGGAATTTGTGTCTCAATTATCTTTTAACGGTGTAATGTTATACCCTCAAATAAAAAAATCAAAAGAAATAAATTTATCCTTACCATGTACAGGCTATGTCACAGATATGGAAGCAGCCTTATCCAGAGTTGGAGAATGTGCAAGAGTGGGGTGCAACCAAAGTTTCCTTTATTTTTTTGAAAGATTACATTGTTATGTTGTTGCTGAAGCTTATTCTATTTTACCAGGAATGACAAACAATTTTAATAGGACCTATAAGGAATTATTGGATACACCTATAGAATTATTCGGAATTCCAGACATGGCACCTATTTTTTCCTTATATTGCAAGGGTAATGGCAATAATTACAGGTTATATGAACATGGGGATAGAAAATTAATTTTTTATTTGTATGATACTGCAGTAACTCAAAGTTTGGATGAGGATTATATGAGTGAAAATATTGACTACAAATTTTCTTTAAAAAGACCGAATTATTTGTATGAAATCTTCAACAAAACAATTGCAAATTTAAGGAAGGCTATTAATATAGACAGCAATCAAATTAAACAGTTCTGGGAAGAGAATATCACTTATAAATTTCTTAAACCTAAAGATATCGGGAAATTAATCATTTGGATCAAATGCATGTTTTATAACAAAACATTTCTAGAGGCATATGCAAAAACAAGCAGATCCATGATGACAATGAGATTATCCAAATTCACAAAATCAAGAATAATTAAGGATATTGTCAAAATAAATGATTATAATGAAAACATTTTGAAAGTTCGAGAGAAAGCTTTAACCATGAAGGAATATTTCGAGAAGACAATGAATGAATATCATCATTATGACCAAAAGTTTACTTCTGAAAAGGATATCCAAATAAAAAAGATAATAACCAAATGTGATCCTACCTTTAGTGCTGTTTATTCTATTATGGATAGTATCAACATTTTGGGGATTAGGAAAGAGAAAGAAAGGACTATTCAAATTGCAACTAAAACACCCATAAAATTAAAAACAATTGATATTCAAAATGAGCCTGGTATTTTATTGCA